CAAGGCTAAGTTGGCGGATGGAGGGGTCCGCGCCAAGGCAGGCGTTGCCGTCAGTTGCTATCCATCATCATCTTGATCACGGTGTCGTATTGGTCGCGGCACTGCTTGAGGAGGGCTCGGGTTTCGTCTCCTCGGGCAGCTTCCCTTGCAAGAAACTCTCCATCCGGGCGGTAAAGTTTTTCTCCAGTACATCCGGTGGCAGCGGGTCTAACCTCGGCGGTACTGGACACGGCACTGGCTTCGGTGGTGGGGCGGTTCGGACGCTCCCGCAAGCTGTTAGACAAAGCGGTAGCACGAGCATTAAGATTCCTGATCTCACGATCCTTCTCCTGTCTTAGATGGTCAGCACGAGACTGCAAGGATTGTTCTTTCTGACGGGCAGCAGCCTGTGCCGCAGCATACTCAGCCTCCTGTGCTGCCCTCTCCTTGTCCCACTTCTGCTGGACTTCAGCCACGCCCATCTCATGCCCTTGGTATAGGCCAGCACCACCAGCAGCAGCAACCGCCAGCACAAAACCAAGGATCAGCCACGGGTTCATTTCTGCCCCGGTACTTTCTTGCCTTCCAATTTCTTATGGACTTTGATGGTCTTACAAACAGGAACTTCCTTGCCCTGCTTGTTACGCTCCATGTGGCACACCTTCTTGATCTCGCCGCCGGCAAAGGCAAGTCCAGGCAACAGGCACAGCATGACAAATAGTTTCTTCATGGTCAGATCTCCGGTTCGTGGGCGGGGGGTGGTGCCGGCTTGCCGGCATATCCTGTAGTAGGTGCGAGCTGGGCGACGGGCTCGCCGGTGAACACCGGTGCGGGCGGCGTCGCGCGCGTGGCCACGGGCGCAGGCGCGACCGGCTGCTCGGGCGCAATGGCCGCCGGCTTGGCCGCTTGAGCAGACTGGTCCTTAAACCCTGCCATGGTGGTTTTCATGGCATCCATTTGGCCCTGGTCGGTACCGTTCAACATGATCCCGGACAAGATCCCGCACAGAAACGATGCCACCGGAATGATCACCTCGAAAAACTTCTGATCAATCGGACTGATCGCCTTCAAGGGCTGCGTCACAAAGATGACGCTGTAGAGAATCGTGAAGATGATGCCCATCAAGGTCAGCGTCAGGCAGATGCCGATGATGAACTTCAGGCGCGCCATCAGCTCATCCGTGCTGTACCGACAGTTCGGATCAAAAAAACTTGCAGCCACTTTATCTAGCACACTCATTCTTGCCCTCCTTCTTGACTTCGGGTTCCATGTTCTTCTGCCCGTTGAACACATGCTCCGGGCATTCCTGATTGACTTCGCACACGGGCTTCTGGCAGCGCGCGGTTTCCCAGTTGGCCGGGTCTTGGCACGGGTAGCGGTAGTACTGCTCACACCCGGCCAGCAGCAGCACGATCAAAAGCGCGCGCATCAGTGCGCCCCCATCACATGCAGTGCGTGCTCGTAGTGCTTCTGCCGATCTTCGAGCCCGATGTAGCCGCCGTTGATCGCTTTGGTCAGACCCTTGATGTCGCCGGCATCGGCGTAGCGGTTCAGGTTGTTGGTTTCCCAGTACCAGCAGGCCGACTGCGCGGCACCCTCAAAGGTCGCCAGGTACTCGGGCACGTCGTTGATGTCCATCTCCAGCGAATCGGCAAAGGCCTGGTAGTTGGTGCGGCCGGTGAGCTGGATCAGGCCGCGACCACAAAAGCGCCAGCCATCTCCGCTGGCCTCATCGCCATTGCCCATGCGATTGGCATAGGCACGGTTGGCAATGTGCATCTGCTTGTTGAGCCTAGAACAATACTCTGCGGCAATCGCATCACTTTGGAAGTACTTGTTGAAGATCCGGCGCAGCGTCGCGGGCTTGTAGTTGAGGTTCTCTTTGAGCACCATGAACCCGCCGCTCTCGTGCGCGCACTGCGCCACGAAGGCCGCGACACGCTTGGGTGTGTTGATGTCGTAGTCAGGGAACAGCTTGCTTAGTGCGCTGTGCCAGTTGGCAACGTAGGGATTCTTGGGCAGCATCTGCCGCAGTTGTTGCTCGGTCAACATTACTCACCTCTCATTCGCTCGTTGATAATCTGCTTGCGCAGCTCGCGCAGTTTTCTGGCCTCATAGACCGCCGCATTCATAGCATTGTTCATGTCCATGTACATGATGCCTAGCAGCGGTATGACAATAACAAACGTCAAAGCCATAACTAATACACATAGTACGAGAGCGAACGATACGTCTGACTCTCCCGAATTAGAAGAAGCACGGCGAGGAGCCACACTACGACGAAAAGGATTGCGCCAAACCATGTTGCATATTCCTTCCGCTTCCTCAGTAACCTACGTCTGTTCAATCTTTCCTGCTGCAAACGTGATGTCTCACGCTTGTGTGCCTCGTCCTGCTCGACAATGATCTGCTTCCACATCTTCTCGTACTTCGTCCACAAGTCACCCAACTCAGGCGGCGCTTTGTAGACCATCGTCTCACGCAGCTCAACGATCATGGCATCCAGCCTTGCCCTGATGATTACCCGGTTCAGCGCACGTTTACCTATTGAATCGCTACCTGTGTAAACCTCTTTTGCTTCTGCTTCCTGCTGAATGAATGCTTTGCCAATAGCATCGTAAGCATCCATCAATCCACCAAGGTCATTACCGATCCGCAAGAACACATCGTTCGGATCAGCCTTGGCAATCTCTTGTACCCTTGCAACCTCCTCGTTGTACTGAATCTTTTGCGCGTTACTCGGATTCGGTATCTTCCCGAACTGCGACTTCAGGTCATCCAGTACATCCTTAACCTCACCCGCTGCGCCCTTGATGTCCTTGTATAACTGGCATCCTTTCTTGACGGCAGCAACAGCAGCATTGGCAGCAGCAAGTAGGGTTAGTGGGTCCACATATTAGAACAGGTGCAACTGCTTTTTCATTGCAATGATCTCGTCGCGCAAGGCATCGTTCGCTTCCTCGCACTTACGGTTCTGCTCCTCAACATTAGCCAATCTCTCTGACAGGCGTGTGACTTCCTCACGCAGAGTAGTTATGACCTGCTGCCATGCAGCGTCAGTAACATCAGCGGCCTTGTTGCTGCGGCTGTCAGCCATGATCTTTTGGTACATACCGTAAGCACCAGCGCCAGCAGCAGCGATACCTACACCGAGATTAGTCAGCCAATCATTCACTTGGCACCTCTGGCTCTGTATCTGGTTCAGCAGGAGCGATGACAACAGGCTCCGGGTCAGGCACCTCAGTGATACCGATGGCATTCTTCTCGTGGATCGTGGTAAGCCGCAGCCAGTTGGCCGGGAAGGATGTGCCATCCTCCGTTTTAAATGGGGTGTCCAAAGGCAAGGGGACTCCGTTGAGTAGAAACATTATTGCACCTCGTAAGTGTTGTGTTTTCTCATGTTCTCTTTTGCTGGCAAATATTGAAGGTTGTTCTCTACATGAAACCCACAAACATATTTGCCACGCAAAGGAACAATATGGTCAACGTGATAACCTTCAGGACGATTGACATAAATTTCACGAATCTTATTCATGTCTGCCCATTTTGGTCTCTGCCTTATTTCAGCAATTTCACGCAGCCTACTTTGAAACCTTGCATACCCTTTAGTTCGTGATTGCCCATGCTTTAAATTTTCTCGTCCTTGCTTTGGCGCTGTCACTTCTGATCGGTAACATCCGCATGAGCGAGTGTGTTCTGTGCGTAGTTTCTTGCCATCGACAACGATAAAGTTTCCGCAGTCGCAAGCACACCGCCATGCAGCGCGAGTGCCAGAGTTCTCGACGCGAGCGATGACGGTAAGCCGTGTGAAGCGTCTGCCAATCATGTCAATTAACTTACCCATGTCATCGAGCCAAGCTGTTCTTGAATGGACTGGAAGCAAACGCAGCGTACACATATGTTGATCCAGACCCGTTAAATTGTGAGTTGCTGGTTCGCAGTTTGAATCCGTTTGAAAGACAGTCGATAGCAGTAAACGTTGTTTCTGCGTCACTTACATCTGGACGCAAATACAAATCCATGACGTTGTATGTGTTTCGCACTGTGTCATAGACATACCACCCTGTGCCAGCCGCAGAAGAACACTTAATCAGCACCCACCGTGGCAAGAATCCTGTAAAAATCATAGGCCCATCCGCTGACCCGTTACCCGTGTAGCTGCCGAACTTACTAAAGCCTGCGACTTCGGAGAAGGCATAGCAGACCATCGTCTGCGTGTTTGCATTTGTGTTTGCCCAAGTGCCAAGCGTAATATCAGACGAGTTAGGCAAAGTGCTGTTCATAAACGTGGACAGCGATGCTTTTGCGTTAGTCAAATTTAAATAGACATACTCGTTTACAGCAAATGACTTGTGCCACACAGGCCAGTTGTCTGCTGCATTGCGAGGCTTAAAAATCATCATGCTCGGCGCAACACCCAGCGAGTGCGCCACCGTCCTGTTCGCACCAGTGCCGGTATACGTCACAATGTCGAAGCCCTGCGTTGCGCCTTCTTTCCACTGCCAGCCGACAGCAGCCACGCCGTTGTTGTTATAGCCACTTGCAGAACCTAGCGCAAAACCGTTTGCATTGAATGCGGTGACTCCATTCGTATCTGTGGTTTCTGCATTTGTAAGATTGGAGTACAGAGCCTTCGTTGCGCCACGAACTGCATCGACAAGATTGTGGCCGGCAGATAGACCGCGCATCTTTGTCCACACAAGATCAGGCTGAAAGCCGCCAGCATTAACGATGCTTTGTGTCGAGCCATTACCCGTATAGGTCGTCGCATCAAAATACTGATTGCCCTTCAGGATGGTCGGCGTTGGCAGGTTCAGCGTGTTCAGTGCTTTGAAGCCTGTTGGTGGTGTGTAGGTGAAGGGGCGCTGGCCGAAGTTCCAATTTACGCTGTTGCTGTACACATTAGAAAATGGGAACAGACCAACCATTGATGTTGTTGATGTCGCGTTTGCGCCAGTAGCAGGGTCACCGTTTGCTGTGTATGTTGAGTTATACCAAGTGTTATTCACACCCAACCACATCTTGCTATTGTCAACATCAACAGCAATCTGCAAAACATCATTGGCAGAAAACCCACCAGAAACCGAACCAGTAGTTGAGTTATTAAGATTTATTTGCCGATTTGCTGATGCGTATAATTGGTACAACCCAGTTGCACCCGACGATGACGATAGATCTACGTTAGCAGTAGCAAGCCCAAAAGAAACGCCGACTACAGAACTTGAAGCAGAACCGACAACGCATTCCATATACCATTTGCCTGACGAAGGGATTGCAAATGTTCCTCTAACACAAACCTGCGCCGCACCAGCAGACCATTTCAAATTTCCATCTGCCACCGTACCCGATGAATTTCTATCCAACGGATTAGCTACCGCATAATTCCCCCGCCCATTGCCGCCATCAGCCCACTGCGTCGGCACATCCAGCATGGAGTCGTAAGACACACTAGTAGTTGGACTAAGCGTGATGTTGTTCGGTGTCCAGTTGTTGCCGTTGCCTGAGCTGTCCTTGCCGATAGCCGCAGCAGTAGCCGCACTGTTGTCGGAGAAGTTCAGGTAGAAGCCGTTTGTGCCGTATGTGCCTGTGTACTTCTTTGGTTGCCATACATCAGTAACTGGGTTGAACTCACCAAGCTCCGTCAGGATAGTTTGCGTTACGCCATTGACGACTCTTGTGGTTGTGTCCGGTGTGCGACCATCGATGAAGTTGACTTCGGTTAGGTAGCCATCAACATAATCAGAAGCAGATGCAGCGTAGCGACCAATGTAATGAGCGACAGCACTGTTTATCTTAGTTGTGGAGTTCTGAGTCGGATAGCCGGTAACGTCAAACGCAGTGATCTGCGTACCATTCAGATAAATCTTTAGACGGTTTGATGCTGTCGCTTGCGTCGTATCGACCGCAAATACGAAGTGGTACCACGCCGACGGATCGCGGAATACTTGTGTCGTTGTTTGTGAAGCTCCAAGGTACACAATCAACTTATCTGTACCGCCGCCTTGAAAATAAATCTGGTCAGACACAGCCGCGCCAGCAGACAACAACTGCTGGTTGCTATTAAGCGAACCACGTTTTACCCATACCGAATAAGTCCAGATTGAACCGCTAGTAGGTGTTGTCAGCGTCCTGTTCAAATAAGCAGACGCACTCGACCGCAGACGAACGCTGCGGCTGATCTGGTAGCCCTCGGGGGTCGCCAACAGGAAGTTCTGAATGACGCTCACTTTACGTCACCTATCAAACGTGCTGTGATTCTGGTAGAACTTTCCACATAGTAAGCTAGTACATCCACCGCACTGTTACTCGCTGTGACGGATGGTGCCGTACCATTAGCGAACTTCCAATAGCTGCCATAAGCCAATGTCTTTGGTGAGCTTGCGTGTTGGGTAAATACGATCACACCAGACTGACCTGCTACCAAGTTAGTAGGATTAGCCAGCGTCGTGTTCTCAGTAAACGTATGCGTGAAGTTGTTACCCAAGCTGGCATCAACCGCAATGGATGCGCTTGTGCTTGTCAGCGATACAGGTGTGCCACGCTGTGCCTTGGTGTACGTCTGCACTACATCCGTCTTAGCTGTGTCAACGTCATACGCCTGTACATCTACGCCTACCTCAACGTCCATTGCTTGCTGTGCTGCTGCTACTGTCGCCGCAGTGAACACGCCGATACCGACTGTCGTACCACCAAGGTTTGTTCTAGCAGTGGATGCGCTTTGCAGGTCAGACAAGTTGCTTGCCTTGGCTAGGAAGTCTGTGCCAGAGACATAGGCTGCTACCCATGTGCTGCCGGTGTAGACCTTCATCACGCCGCTAGTGCTGTTGAAGTACAGCGCACCAGCTACTAGTGCATTGCCGTCATTATCTACGGATGGGTCAGAAGACTTAGCGCCAAGATAGCGGTCATCGAACGAATCGAAGGATGCCAGCGTCTGATCTCGTGCTGCCTCTGCTGCTGTCTGTGCTGATGCTGCGTTACTGGCAGATGTCGAAGCATTGCTCGCTGATGTAGCCGCAGCCTGTGCATGGTACTTGGCAGAGAATTCCCCGCCTGCCACCGCGCTCGATGTCTTCGTTGCCCAGTCGTTTGCCAGTGCAGCAGATGCAGCCGCAACGTCGGCATTCTCTTCAGCATTCTGAATATCGACGATGTTAGACGCGACTGTCTGCACCGCGGCAATGTTGGTGCCGACCGTGTTGACATTAGCGATCGAACCCGCGACTGTCTCGATCTCGCTGGTGGGCTCATTTAGATCATCAGCCACTGTCGTGATGTCGGCAAGGTTTGCGACAATTGTGTCGAGCTCGTTGATGTTGTCGGCCAGCAAGACGATGTCTGCGATCAGCGCTTCAGTATCTTCTGAGCTTGTCACCGGCAGCTTGGCCGAGCGATCAATCTGCTCTTGCAGCTGCTGCATGACCATGGTGTGCCGGTCAAACACATCCTCGTGCGTCTCGGCAAAGAAGCTGCCCTGGTTGCGCAGGTCAGTCTCTTGCGTGATGTCGAGCTCGCGCAGGATGGTCAGCGTGTGGCCGTTGGGCAGCGCGCCTGCTACCAGCGTGATGCTGCCGCCGTTGTAGGACCCGGCGCCAGACACCGTGTAATCGGTCGTCAGCGTGAGCACTGTCTCGACGCCATCAGCGTCGGCTTTGGTGACCAGCAGATCCGTGTTCGCAAAGATCCTGAAGGTGAAGCTAAAGGTGCTGGCGCTGCCGTTGCCGGTATGGTCGGCGCGGTTCGAGCTGGTGGAGACTGTCATTTAATTTTCCTTCCGTTTACCCATTGCCGCGTAAAACAACAGCTCGGCAAAATTGTCTGCTTCCTCTTCGCCCTCGTTCACGCGCCACAGGTACTTGCCCGTAGCGCTCACCTGCGCTGTGCCAGGTACGCCTGCCAGGTAACCGATTGTCTCGGCAGCCTTGACTGCAAAGCCGCCCCACTGCATCTCGTCTTCGTCGGTTACTGCTTTGGCAGTGGCTTTACCCAGTTTCGCCAGCTTCTCAAGGCCGCTGGCCAGCGGTGTGAACTTGTAGTCAAAACCCGAATCCAGTGATGAGGCAACGTCACGTAGTAGCGGAATACTCATCAGTGGATACAAAGCGATTTTGCGAGCGAGCCATTGCGGATAGTCATCCTCGTCGTCCGGCCCGCGGCCCACAATAATGTCGGCTGCAAACGCCGGGATGGCGATGGTGAAAAGTGCTCTGGCCAGGAAGCGCGGCATATCGGTGATGGACTGGACATCGCGCCCCATGTCTCGCATGCGATTGTATAAGACGTTGAAGTAGCTGTAAAACATCGTCAGCGCCTTCATGAGCTCATTGTTGCGCTGGACCGCCGCCAGGTCCTTTGGACCGCCTGCGCCCTGGGTCAGACGCACCGCCGCATCACCCTCCAAGCGCGCCACGTCCTCGCTCTTGCCGTCATCCAAAGCCTTGCGGTAGGCCGCCATCCAGGTGGGCACAGTGACCATTGTGTCGGCGATCGCAATGCCGTGAAAGGCAAAGCGCTGCGCTTGGGTGAGCAGGCTGTTCTGGCCCGTCATCTGGCGCAGCTGGCCGCGGATGTCTCGATCCAGGTTGGCCGGCCGGTTACGCATTTCGCCCGAAAGCGCGCGCACCTCCTCGGTCATCTGTAACGGATGGCGCAAAAAGCGCGCAAACTCGACGCCCAAGTACTTGGCGCTGACTTTATCCAGCGAGGCCGACAAACCGGTGATCTGCATGATTGCGGTTGTTGCTTTAAAGCCCATGACGGCTGCCACCGTGTTAGCGCGCAGACTCATCATCCAGCGCGAGAAGTCCGCTAGGCCTTGTGTGCTGCCGCCGTTGCGATCGTTCACCACCGATCGCAGCCAAGGCAGCATCTGCTTCTCGTAGGCGGGACCCAAGGTTTCTTGCAGCACGTTGCGGATCTCGCTGTTGGTCAAGATTTTGTTGGCCGCCACGATAGCTTCGCGGTGCGTCAAATCTTTGATGACCTTGCCGGTGTGCTGTGTGATGACCTGCTCAAAATCAAGCTGCAGCGGCGCTGCAAATCCCTGGTTGCGCGCTTCTGTGTGGCCCTTGGACGTGGTCGCACGCACATAGCCTTCCTCGAAGAGCTGACCCAGGTTGCCGGATTCTTGCCTGGCGCCCATTTCAGAAAAGCGCGGGTCGTAGACCAGCGGGAAGTAGCCGCCTTGCATCTGAATGTCTTGCCCGTTCACGGTGACCACAAAAGCCTGCGCTTCGACCTTCTTGGGTGCCAAGCCAGTGACGCGCTTCTCAAGCTCGACGATCTGCGGCCAGAGTGTATTGATGTTGTCCCAGGTTGCTTGCACAAACTGCCAGTCTGCTGCCGAGAGCTTGGCAAACGCCGCCTCGACCATGTCCATGTTCCAGTTGTGGCCCCGCAGCATCTTGCCCAGGTTCTCTTCGTTGCCGCGGTTAAGCGCCATCGAGATGATGTACTTGCGCGTCACGCGCCCAATGCCAGGGATGTCGTAAGTGTCCAGCATCGACTTGCGCTGCTCTTTGGGCATTTGCTCAAGCGATGCGACGATCTTCTCGGTCAGATCGCGGTGCAGGTCGTTCTCATCGCTTTGTGCCTGGGAGATCGGGTTCCACAAGTAGGTGTGCCAGGGCCCGTCGACGCGACCGCCGTCGAGCCACTCGATGAGCTGCTCCATCTTGAGCAGCTGCGAGTCAAGCCGACTCACCGTGTCGCCGGCCTTCTCGCGCATGGTCAGAGCAGACAGATCGGGCGGCAGCATGCGGCGCTGGCCATTGTTTTCAGCAATTGCCACCAACTCGGCGATCGCCTCTTGGAATGCAAACTCTTTGTTCTTGGTGACGATCTTGTTTTTCAGGCGCGCCAGGTGCTCGATGTTCTTGACCGCGTCGCGCACAGCGCGCAGCTCGTCAATGGACACCTGGCGATAGTTGACCAGGCGCGCTTCATTGAGCAGGCGCGCATCGATGGCGGGCTCCAACCCCTGTGCTTCCTGGTCAGTGATCCACTGCTCGAGCGACTGGCGCCGGTCAATCCTGGAAAGCGGCACCCTGCGGAACTCGTAGCGGTCCAGGATGGCGTCAATCTGCTCGAGGTAGGTATCACCTGCCTTGCCCATTTGCTCGCGCGTGGTGCCTTTCTCGAAGCGCTGCGCGTACTTCAGAATTGACTCTGCTTCTTCCCTGGCTTTGGTGGCCTCCAGGTACATGAAGTGATTTAGGAGCTCGCGCTGCTTGGCATCTGCTGCCAGCTGGAAGTCACCCGACACCAGAGCGTTTGACGCCTCGCGGGCTGCTTTGCGTGAGGCCTGCAGATGCTTGTAAGGATCCAAGTCGCGCAGGGCGGTCTGGCCGACTAGGCCTTGCGCGGCTGCCCGGAAAGCTTTGGCGGGCGGCGTCTCGATGGCTGCTCTGGCCTGCCGGCGCTCGCCAGCCTGGCGTTGGCGCTCCACGCGCACAAACGGCGCCACCTCGCGCTGCTTGCGACGCAAAGCTTTCAGCTCGATCATCAGCAGATCTTCGCGGTGCGTGTTGTGCAACGCTGCGATGGCTTCGTCTGCGATCGTCCCATCGGTCATTATGTCGCCGTAAGCCTCGCGCATGCGCACGTCGACCTCGGCGGCGATGTACTCGTTGCGCGGCTTCATGCCAGCCAGCGCTTCGATCAGCTTGTCGCCGGACTCAAAACCCAGGAACTCGGCCGCCGATTCGGGATCCATGCCGCCTTGGCGAGTGTAGATGCGGCCAAAGCTGCGCGGCAAGCGCTTCAAGTAATCCTCGCCGTAGCGCTCAACCAGCGCCTGCTTGTTCAGGCGAATGGGTGTGCCGTCCTCGAGCTTGCCCTCGGTCAGCGTTTTGAAGGCTGCGTACACAGGCGTGAGATCTGTTTCGACCTCGACCTCGGCGCGCATCTCAGCCTTGCGCTCTTTCCACCAGGCTTCGCGCTCGCGCTGCATCTGCTTCATGAGCTTGGCTTGCAGCGCTTCTTTGCCCGACTCCACGGTCTGCTCGACGGACTTTTTGTAGGCATCAAATTCCGCCAGCGTCACGCCCATATCAGTGGCGGTGGTAAACATCTGCACGCTGCTGACCTGCTCTTTGGCGGCCGCAATTTCCTCGTCGGTGGCGTAGATCCGGTCAAACACTTCGCGGATCTCGTTGGTGAGCTTGACGTCCAGCGACGTGATGGACTTGTAGATCAAGCCCAGCCAGGCCTTGAACTTTTGGAACAGCGGGCGCAGCTCTTCGCTGGGCGCGTTGCCTTCCATCAGGTAGGCTTCATTGGATCTGGCAAAGCGCTCGTGCGCTTGCACTGCGCGGTTGTACTCTGCGCTGCCGACCGTCTTGCCATCAAGCGTCAACTCAGCGCGCGAGGTCAAGCCCAAATACTTGAGCACCGCAGCGTAGTCGTCTTTGATCTGCTGGGTGGCGTCTGGCCGCTCGGCCAGGTCGCCCATCACTTCCAGGTAGAAGTGGCCAGTCTCGTGCAGGAATGTGGAGAGGTTTGCTTTTTCAAGCAGCGCAATGTTGAACTTGCGATTCGGGCCAAACTGGATAAAGCCGCGCTTGTCGGAAAGCGGGTCGCCTTGATCTAGGCTTTGGTAGAGGACGTTCCCTTGACCAGCTGCGCGATCTCCAGGTCCTCGTTCTCCTGGTCGAACTCCTGCTGCTCCGTTTGCGGCCTGTAGTTCGGCATCGACGGCTGCGACGGCGTCTGCGATGTCGGCGTCGCTGATTCCTTTTGCTCTGGCAAGTTTGGCTGCTGCGTTGGCATAGTCGGGTGCCTCGTCGTCTTCGTAGCTCTCGGTCGCCTCTTCGGCGGTCTTTGCAGCATCATACAGGCGTTTCTCCGGATACCAAAGCAGTGCCTGATAGTCCGACATTGTAAGCGCCGGATAGGTCTGTTGCAGCTCAGACAACACACGGCTAAACACTTTTCTGATGTTGCCGCGCTCCGGCGGGCCGCTTGGCGCTTCCTTCTGGCCGTCCAAGTACTTCGTCAGCGCGTTGCCAACCTTGCGCAGCTCGTCACCAAAAGACACGCGCTCGGTGCCCTTCTTGGCCTCGCCCATAATCTCGACGATCTTGGCCGCACCGGCTTCGTCAAACACACCGATCTTGGCCATCTCCAGGCGATTGGCCGGCTTCTGGCTGGCTTTCCAGATGGCCACGCCAACAGCGTCCAAATCGCTCACAGACAGCTTGCGCTTGATGATGGCTTCAAAGGCCTTTTTGTCCGCGGGCGACAGGGCCTTGATCACGTCCTTCAACTGGGCGCGCTTGGCCTTGATCTGCGCCTGGTTGATTTCAACCAGCGTGCCGGTCCAGCGGCCCCATGTGCGCATCAACCAGCGGTCCATGGTGAGCTGCTCGAAGCGCCCGTACAGGTTCATGAAGAACCCGTTGCCAATCTTCGGACCTAGCGCTGCGGCGCCGTACACCATGGTCGTCAGGTTCTCGCCGCTGATTTTCTGGCCGGTGAACTTCTGCACCTCACCAGCGGGCTGCATGGTGGTCATGAACCGTTCGACCACTTCAAAGCCGTGCTTTTCGATCAGCGTGTTGTACATGCCCATGGCTTTGTTGATCGCGCCGGCCGCAGTGCCAATGCCGATGTCGGTAGGCATCTTGCCGCCGGAGGCCTTCCACTGCTCGTAGGCCATCTCGGCCAGCTCAAAATTCTTGTCGACCTTCAGGCCGTTGGACGTGACGGCCATTGCCCACACAAAAGCAAACTTGGCCTGCGGATCCGTGGACACTTCCGGGTGAATCAACGACACCAGGCGCAGTGCCTTGGTCACCTTCTCGTTGTACCAGCCCACCGCGTTGGCGTTGGTACGCAAGGCAGTGATGCCGTCTGCCATGGCAATGCGCACCAGGTACTCTTCGGTGCCCTGGCTAAACTCGTCCAGGTTTACGCCGGCCGCCTTGGCAGCGTTGTTGACGCGCTCCTGGATCGCAAGCTTGAAATCCCTGTTTGTTGGAAACGACTGGCTGCCCGCAAACTCAAATGCCGACTCCACATTGGATACGGCATCGATCTCGTTCGGAACGCTCCTGCCTTCGGCCTGCGCCCTTACGCGCTGATACAGCTCATTGATCTGGTCGCCCAGCCCCGCCTGCTGGGTCGCCGCGTCGATCAGCTGGCGCACCTGGGCGTTGTCGGTAATCGCACCCACATCAATGCCCAGCGCGTCCAAGTAGTCGGCCAGCTGGTTGATCGTGTCGCGCTGCTGCAGCAGCTGCTCGTTGAAATTCGGCGCTGCAAACTGCTGATTGCCACCGCGCAGCTCTTCATCGAGCGCGTCAAAAATGTCTGCTTCTGTGATGCTGCCCACGTCTCGCCCAGGGAAGTATCCAGCCTCCACTGCCCGCTCGCCGATCTGATCGGGCGACAGGCCTGCGAGCTGCACCAGGTTGCGCTGAAATGGCCGGTTGTTCATGTCCGCATCAACCAGCTCGCCCGTGGGCAAAATGCCGCCCTGCGCACGCACAAACTCCACTAGCGACGGGCCAAAGATGTCCATGTCGGTAGGAGTCGTGCCGCTGCGCAATGTGTCAAGCAAAGGATCCAGGTTGATGTCAGCTCGCGTATCACGCGTCAAGATCTCAGGCAGCGGGCGAGATACGCCCAGGCTGTACTGCTCGTGCAGCGCTACTGGGTCAATGCCTGCGCGTGTGGCAAGGCTGTTGATCACCTTGGCGTACTGCGTGGCATAAGCTTCTGCCGTGGTGCGATCACTGCCCGAGGCGATCAGCTGCCCGGTCATGTCGTCGCGGATCTTGGTGGTCGCCGGCGTGTCAATCTCACCCACCGAAGCCTGCGCCTGGGCAATCACTTCTTCGTCGATGGCCTCTTGCTCGGCCAAGTACTCGTTGGCTTCGCGCAGGCTAATGTCGCCCTGGCGCAGTCGCATGTCAGGCTGCAGGCCCGCCAGGTGTTCGGTAGGCGCAATGCGCTCAGCAAATTGGTCGATCGGAATTACCAGGTCGGTGCCGGTGGCCACAGCCTCTTCAAAGTTGCGCACACCAGCTTCCTGGGCGGCTGCGGCAGGATCAATGCTCTGGCTTTGGAAGTACGTGCTAAAGCGCTGCGCATCGATGTAGACGTTTTGCACGGGGCCGTCGGCTGTGACGGTTGCGACAAACTCGCGGAACTTCTCCGGCATGCGCTTTAATGTGTTGGACTGGCTGGCTGTTTCGCCCAGGGCCTCGAACACGGCTTGCGACTGTTCTGCTTTCTTAACCTGCTGACGTGCAGAGTAGGCCTTCGTGCCCCCACCAATGCCGCCTAGAACAACGGTTGCCTTGAATGCTTCGGTAGACTCAGCCAAGATGTCGTCGACGTCTTGCGCAAGCTGTGTGGCGTTGTAGGGCTGCTTCTCGCGCTTGCCTTCAAATTCTGCTGCCGCTTCGCGAGAAAGAATCGAGATGAACTTTTGCAGGCCTTCGGTGAATGTCTCGGTGCCTACAGCCACGGCATACTTCTTGCCGATCTCTTTCATGGCTGCGCGCATGGTTGGGCGTGCGAGCACGGTCTTGATCTGCTGGGTGCTAAGCGTGCCAATTAACTTGTCCGCGCCTGGCACCAGGCGCAAGCTCTTGCCCAGGGAAAACGTCTCCAGTGCCGTGTTGGGCACACCAGCAATGATCGAGGCATAGCGTGCCACGGTGGGATCGAGCTGCGTGCCGTCGGCAAACTTAAATTGCTTCAAGTCGTCGTAGACCTCACCCACGCTTGACTCGTAGGTGTTGAGCACCACGCCTGCCGTGGTGCCGGTCTTTAAGCCAATCAAACCAAAGGTAGCGCCGCCGGCCGTTGATGTCACTGGCGCGCCAGGGCCGCCAATCAAGCCCATGGCTGCGCCTGTGGCCGCACCTGTGCCCATGCCGATTGCGCCTTCGTACTTCAACGCATCGAGCACCGAGTAGGCGCTCATGCCAATCACATCGCTGGCCGCCTTGGTCCAGCTGGGTAGACCGTCTTTAAACTCTTTGCTGCGCTGCTGGGCCAGCGTTTCCAGGCGCTTGAGCTGCACCTTCTCGGACGGGGTAATGGTCCCCATGACTTCCTTGAAGTTGAGAAACATTTGGCGCTGCTTGTCCCAGCCTTGCTCGAGGCCCGCGGGTACAGAGCGCAGTGTGTTCTCGATCGTGCCAAACAGATCCAGATCGTCGTGCGATACCGCAGCGTTGTCCCGGTTGGAAAAGTACTCCGAGGTTTTGGGTGTTTGCCGCTGGATCTGATCGATCGGCAAATTGCGCATGCGGTTGATGCGCTCGAGATCAAACTTGTTGTCGGCAGCAAACTCGGCCGACACGCCACTCTTGTTGCCAAGCTTTAAGTTCTTGGCGTAATCATCTGGGTTTTGCTGAAAACCAAATGACAACGACTGCCTGGTGCGCTGGGACTTCTCTTCCAGCAGCAGCTCGTTGCCAATCAGAGTTTCAAGGTCGCGCTGCCCCATGTCGTTGTCCTATTTCTTGTTGAGCGCAGCGATGCCACGCAGAATCTGTTCTTCTGTCGGCTGCACGCCCTTGGCTGTGTAGGCATTGATGACCTTTTCGCGATCGCCTGGCCGGCCAAAATTGCTCATATCACGCACCTCAAAGACGCGCTTGTCCTCGTAGCTAATGGAGCCACTGCCAAACAAGCCGCCTTTTTGCTGCATTCTGACGGGGCCCACCATCAACAAAGTGTCGATAACTTGCGTCTTTTCATCTTCACGCAGTGGTCGGCCCAGGTTCTTCTGCTTGGCTAAAATGACTTCTTCAACACGATCGTTGAGCTGCGCCATTGTGGCCTTAATTCTTTTGCCTTTGTCAGTTTTGCCGTCCGCGTCATACACCGCAATGCCTGCCTTAAAGGCACGCGAATCCAGCAAGTCTTTGTCGAACTTGACGGTGGCTGCGTCTGTCTGAAGTTTGCGCTTGTAGGTAATAGCCTTGCTTACATTACCTCGACCAAGATCTGGTACAAGCGCCCGAATTTCGTCCTCTGACATACGGGCTAGTCTGTCTGGATCTTCTGTCAGCATCTGATAATTGGCGTCCTGATTGATGCGCATTTCTTCTCTGCTGCCTGCGCTCATTCCTTCTGGTTTTCGGAAATTCTCAATCTGGTTCTCAAGCTGCGCCCGATCAGTGCCGCCCAGGGCTTTCCACTCGGGCATACCGCGGATCTTGGCCATTGGCTGCTTAGCCAGCACCGCATTCCAGACAGCGTCGCGGTTGGTGTTCTCAGTGCGCTGCTTCTCTTGCAGCTTGCGCAATTCTTCTGTATTGCGCGCAGAGGAAATCTGCTGGCGCAGTCTTTCTTGGATGCTGCCAGGCAAGTTGGCCCACTCGGGCTTCTTTGTGATCGCATCAAGCGTTTCACCGCGGCCTGCAGCGGTCCAGACCGCATCTTCGTTCTTGCTGTTTGAGCGCTGCTCTCGTGCCCAGTCACGACTCTCACGCGCATCGCGTGCTGCTGCGCGCTGGTCTTCATCTCTGCGGAGATCGTCCTCAAATTTTTTGCGCTGCACCGGGCCCAGTTGTTTATAGGGGTCAGACTTTTGAATAGCCTCTAGCGTCACACCGTCCGCCACCAATCCCCAAAGCTTGCCTACACGCTCCTCATTGCGTTTGGTCGACGCAGCCAACCACACGTTGTAATCCTGCGTCAGTCTCGCTTCCGCTTTAGCCAAAAGATCTGGCTTATCCTTTAAAGTTAGATCCTCGCGCAGACTTTTAATTGCCTTCTCTAAATCGTAGATGCCGTCATCACTGGTTGGCTTATTTGCGTTTTGAACTAACGAAACAGCCACATTCACTGTCTGACCGTTGTCGTTTTGCAGCCGCTCAGCGACGCCAGCGTCGTGCAATTGCTTGCGCTCAACCAGTTGCTTAATCGCCACGTCACGCGCTTGTGGGTTGTTCTTGTACTTGCTGCGAATTTCGTTGGCCATCTTGTCGATTTGAAATGGCTTGCGGTCATCGCCTCCGGGGCCAAAATCGCCGTTTACTAATTTGTCGACAAAGTCCGACACCTCGGCGTCAATGCCGACCACGCCGACCGCTTTGATCGCTGCGCTCGTGTCTTTGGCATCGATCGCGTCGCGGTGCAAATCAAAATACGCTTTAGCCGCCAGTGGCTTTTGCTCTTCCAATAGTCGGTTAATCACGATCGAGTGCATGTTGCTCTGGGCTTCAAGTACCAGGGCTTTGGTCGCGTCTTTGCTCATGCCCTTGCTCATCGCGTAGCGGGTCGTCTCTTCAACGATGCGACCCATGGCGCTCTGCAATTCGGTTGGGTTGTCGTAGTAGCGCGCTGCGCGCTGATTCTCGACGGCCACGGAGCCTTTGTAGACGCTCTCTTTGTAGACGTCTCCCTGCTGCATCTCGTGATTGCGCACGCGCTCGTCGAACCCGGCACGCATGCGCTCGGCGTTGAGCAAAAACTGCCGACGCTGATTGTCATTGCCCAGCGTGCCGGCAATCTCACTAATCCTGGCCTGGTATTTGGCGCTGTACTCTTCCGAGAGCGGCTTGTTGCCTTCGCCGCGATTAAGCGCCGCCTCGCCTTTGTAGTTCAGTGCGCCCATTTCACGCTGGCCGCCCTGCAGAGCATTGTTGACTTGAGATGCCACACCTTGCATGTTGGATGCCGGCGCATCCGATGACGTGCCATTGCCAAACAGCAGCTCGTTGTCAGCCAGGTTGAGCTTGTTGATTGCATCCTGTGCGCGAAACTGATCGGCTTCCTCCCGCGCTCTATTGATCGCGTTCATGACACCGCTTACCGCAGAGGAAATTGCCTCGCCGGCGTTGGGCATGACCGGATTGATTGACGGACTGGGCAGGTTAGTAACCTGCTCCTGCGTTTGCTCATAGACTGGAATGCGCGGCATCGCTTACTCCCACCACTGTTTCTTGATACCGGCCGCGTAGACGTTGCCAGCGCCCGTCAGCACAGAACCCAGTGCCTGGCCCTGGTATGCCCGCGACCTAGCACGCCCCTCAAACTCTTCAGCAGCACCTTGTGTTTCGTAACCCCACGCAGCGCGCATCGCGTTGTTGCGAATGGTCAGCGCATCGCGCTCGCTCATCTCGGACGACTGCACCAGCACGTCACCAAATGAGCCGGAGTCTGCCATGACGCCCGATGCACCCATGGCGGCGCGCTGACGTCCCATGAGTTGGCGACCTTGTTCGCGCTGCTTTTGCTCTTCCACGGCGCCGCGTGCAAGCGTGTCTTGCGCTTGATAATCGCGCACCTGCTTGTTGTACGCCGCCATGTTTCGAGCGTCTTCGGCCTGCTGCATACTTGCAGATGCGCTTACAGCAGATCCTGCTACAGCCAGCGCGGTCATAATGTCACACATGATTCGCTCTCATATCGAAACGATGAAACGGCACGCCATCAGGCCCGTGCGGTTGTGCATCGTGTATCGTAAAGCCCAGCCACTTTAGCCAGCCAATGGCTCGCGTGTTGCGGGAATCCACGTAGTTCACTAGATAATTGTACAGTGTGGCCATGCGAGCTACATACGCCTTGTTGCGTTTCAAAAAGGCTTTTGCGTGTCGATCGATCTCCACCGTTCCGATCATCCACGGCACACCCACCGAACCCAACATCGAGGCTGGCGCCACACCAAACATGCACACCGGCCGCCCGTCGACCGTGCCGGTCCAGCTCGCCGTCGAACAGGCGATCCCGTGCTTGAGCGCGTACTCCGGGCTCACGCGATTGGCCGCCCATAATTCCTCCACATCTTCTGGCCGGATGATGGGCAGCATGGGCGCCACGTGCTCTGGCAGCGCCTCGATTACAGCGTACTCATGCGCCGCCAACAGTGACCTCCGGAATGGCTGCTAAGATCGACAGCGGCAACGGGTCAGACTGGCGAACAAACACCCGACCTTCTTTGCTCCAGGTCGCACCAATTAGAATGTCGGCCACACCGGTTAGCAGCGCCACCGGAGCGTCATAGCCTTCCTGGGCACGCTGCTTGTACTCCAGCAGGTTGCTCTCATCCCGTCCCGCAAAGATGCCGCGAGAGTCTTCGACTAGCAAGCGCACCGCTTGCACAATCTTTTGCTTGTCGCGGATCGTCTCACCCGTGGGCGCGCTGATGTCCAACGTCTCAAAGTCGGCCTCGATCGGCAGGCCGATATGCACGACAGTTGCCGCCTGCGCCAGCGCCACTGCGCCGCTGGCCACTAACGCTTGGGGTGCAACATGGCCATCGGCCAGCACGTTGACAGTCTTGCCCTCTAAGTGCGACAACCCAGAAAAACTCTTGCGGGCATGCGCCCAATGGGTAGTGGCTGTGCTGCGCAGCTCGGTGGCCACGTCGCGGTTGATCGTCACCGTGACTACCGTGCCGCTGGTGCGTGCCGTGATAGCCAAGCGCAGGATTCTGTCGTCGTCGGCGGTCAAATGAATCTCGCTACCCACATCGCCCGCCACAAAGTAGCTGGCGCTGGCTGTTAGCGTAAACGTGGCCGCGCTGCCGTAAGTCCACGCACCGCTGGAGGTGAGCGTCATGGTGGTAGCACCTGTATTTCTGCCATCGTAAGACAAGCCAGAATCGACAAAGAAGGCGTTCTTGATGTCAGTGATGTAGCGCGTGTTCATACGCTCCACATACCGCTTGGTGACACCGCCGATGGTGCGCTTGACTGCAATGTAGAGCGCGTCTTCTGTGCCTTCAGAGATCACGCACACGCTCTCAACCTCGCCGTCAGTGTCGTGCCGGTGCCAGCCAATGACCTGCTGCTCGCGCATGTACGTCATCGACAGCAGTACACCATCGTCACGCACGCACCACAGGCACGTAAAGGGCACCTGCTGATACGCCCATTCCTCAATTGTGTAGCCCTGCACCAGGTGCGAAGACAGAATCGTCAGATCGTTGCCGGTGTAGGAATCGGAGGCGAACTCATAGCCCAGATCCCGCACCGTCGATCCCTTGTCCTGCAAGTACAGCGCCGTGTTACCAATTACCTGCGGTGGCACCGTTGAGCTGCCGCGGTAGCCTTGCTGCTTGATGTTGATCGACGACGGCGAGATCGTGTCATTCTCAGCGCCGGCGACAATCCACTCACCGCCCGATGTCAGCAGCACCAGCTTGTCTAAGGTCAGCATGTGCCTAATCGCATTGACCTGGCGCGAGGCGATCGTAAAGTTGACCGCGTCATCATCAGCAATCGGATTGCTCTTGCCAAAATCCACGTAGGCATTGGTGCGCGACATCCACACCGTCTGTGGCTGCGCAGTCGTGTTCGCAAAACACAGGCGCTGTTGGTGAAATGCGACGCTGGCCGGATAGCCTTGATTGCCGCCCCAGGCTTCAAACGCCCACTTGTAGCTGGCCGTGGCGGTTGTCTCGTCCGGTATGCGCAAGATGACCGTCGCCGTTGCGCTCGTGCCGCTGGCCACAGCGGTGATGCGACAAATACCAAAGCCTGGGTGCAAGAAGCGCCAGGTCACCGCGCCGTCGGACCAGTCGTCGGCCTCGTGCGTTGGGCGCAACGAACCGGTGGTTGCCGCATTGGTTGCTTGGTAATACTTGCCGTCAGAGCGCCGGATGTCATTTAACGCCACCGCTTTGCCGGCCTCCCAGGGCTGGCCAAAGTTCTTTTGTTCCAGGTAAAACAGTTGCCCCACGTGATAAGACTGAAACAGCGAACCGCCACTGACTGTGAGCGTAACAGTGCCGGTCGTTGCACTGGATTGGACAATCAACGACGTGTTGGTGTTAATGTCTTGAAACGGGCCTTTGATGTTGTCGAACTCAGCCACGGTCCAAGCGTCGTGCGCGGTTCTGCTGATGGTGCGCGGCTGGTAACTTGGGTGGCACACGTACAGCACGTCGGCCGACTGCGTAAAGTTGAGTAACGGAAGATCGGATTCCGACCAGGGTGTGGCCACGTTGACCGGCGAGCCCGCCGAGCCGCCCGAGCTGTAGACCACCTGGCCGCCGTCCTTGTAGACGCGCATGGTCTGGTGGCCAAACTCCAGCACATAGGTTTGCGTCGTCGAAAACGCGAACGGGATCAATCGATGGCGCCGGCTGCTGCTGGCGACCTCGGCCAAAAACTTTGTGCCGGCGCGATTGCGCACGCCGCCATAGGCTTGCACAATAAAATTGCGGCAGGTCTTTAAGCTCGTGCCGTAGCGTGCCAGGTCGACGCGACCGTACAGCGACGGCGAGAGCTCACCCCCCGTAAACGACGCCTGTATTAGGCTGCTGCCCATCGAGCACTCCCCGTATTGCGATAAATTCGGAATCTGGCGCCGATTGTTCGGTGCTTTCAGTCAAATTGCTTGCCGCTGCCGATGAGGCCACCATCATGTAAGCGCTGCGCGCCTGCTCGGCCACCTTGGGCTGTACAGCCAGCGGCATGGCAATTTCAGCGGCAATCAAATAAGACAGCGCCGAGGCAAACATGGGGTCGAAGATGGTGGGGTCTTCAATGCGCTTGGTGTAAATCAGCTCGGCCTGATCCAGGTTGCTGTAGATAACGCGCTGGCCGTTGTAGTAACCCGTCTCAAACGGAATACGCTGGTCGCTGCGCGGTGCGCGCAGGCCCGGCGGAACGATAGCGCGGGCCTTTAGGCAGTCACTGGGATAGACGTACATGTACTCCCAATTGGTTGGCGCGTCGCCCGCCTCAGACAATGCCACGCGGGTGTTCGCAAAATTCCACGGATAGTCGCGCAGCGCGTAGTCGCGCATCTGCTCGTAGAACAGCGCGCAGACGCGTGCTTCGTTGCTGGGCTCAGTCAGCGAAGAAATGAAACTGGACACGCCAACTCGTGCCAAGGCCATGTTGCAGATGGAGATGACGGACGCTGCCATGGATTAGCCCTGCCCGTACATGACTTCGGCTGGATCCTTGCGCTCACCTGGCGAGAGCTCCAGGTCAGTGAGCTGGATCTCCACACTCATCGACTTGCCGTCGTCTTGCGTCTCGTAGGCGCTGGTGCTTTTGACGTAGCCCATGGCCATGACGTTCATCTTTGCGCCCACGTCGGGCAGCGTCGTCATGCCGAGTTTTTCGAGCTCGTCCTTACCCAAGGTCAGGCACAGGCCATACGGGTATTGCGGCTCCTCGTAATCAGTTGCCATCTCGGTAGACTTGGCGTCCGGGCTGCGTTTCATATCGACCATGTCGGGCTCCGCTGTGAATTCGTAAGGCAGGGGCACGTAGCCCCTGCGGTGTTTCAAATAACTTCGCGCTCGCTCACAGGCACATCAGCCTGCAGCTCGCTCAAGGCAATGGGCTCTTGCTTCTTTGCCCTGGCCTTGGGTTTTTCGACAGGTGTATCGTCAGCGACTGGCTCAAACCACTTGCCCTTGGCGCCTGGTTTGATCTCAAACACAGCGCCAGCGCGCTGACGCACACCGCCATAAAAGCCGTCAGTGATTGCTTTGACTTTCATGTCGGTGCGCCCTTATCAGATGGCGTCAGCCGTGGCGACCCACTTGGCCACATCAGTGGTCAGGAAGGCGTTGATCTTGCCTGCCGTCACAGTGGTGGTGCCAATGGTGGCCAAGATGCCGAGATAGCGCTCATAGGTGCCATTAGGCAGCGCTACTGCAGCGATCACACCACCCGCATTCAAGGCAGCCGAGTTCGCCGCAGCGTCGTCGGTCACCAAAGATGCAGAGGTGTAATGCACGCTGGCAGAGCCATCGGTGGCAATAGCTGCTGCAGCGTCGGACGCCAGCTGGAACTGGATCGTGCCGGCAGAGCCGCCGGTGATGATCTCCGTGTCAGTCTGGATGACCAGGTACAGAGGCTGGCCGTTGCCGATGTCGCTGGACGTGGCGCCCAGGTCAATCACGTCACCGATCAGCGCGGTGCCGGCAGAACCGGCGACCGAGACTGCATCGGCAAATTCATTACGCTCGTCGAGAATCATGATGCTTTCCTTTCTTTGATTGAGCCGATTAGATGCCGGACTCGGTGTTGGTGATGGCGTCGCAGCGGCGCACAGGGATACCGTCAAACATGGTGACGTGCTTGCCTGCTACCTGTTCGATAGTCAGGGTGGAAGCCGCGACCTTGTTGGCGATCTGGCGACGCAGGAACGAACGCAGCGTGCGGTTCATGTAGAACGCAGGACGGCCCATCGACAGCGAAGGGATCAGCTCCACAGCCTGAGTCATCAAATCGATCAGGTCAGGACCGGACGCGGCATTCTTGACCAGGTCTTCCTGATCGAGGTTGACGCGAACCACATAGCGCCAGTCACGAACCGACAGACCGCAGTCCCAGCGATAGTGCGTGCGGTAGGCTTCCATGCGGCCGCCGTTGCCGTCCACGTTCTCGATGGTGACCTGGCCTTTGTCTTCCATGTTTAAGCCCGCCTTGCTGCCCTTGGGGTAGATGCCGTGGACAGTGTTTGGACCCCAGACCACCAGCCAGATCGAGGTGTTGTCGGTGCTGTCAGGTGTCGCTGCGCTGGTGATGATGTTGTCGCCATTTTCTGCCGACTGATCATTAAAGCGCGCACCAAAACCTGTGAAGGCTTCAGGCTCAGTGGCTTCGTTACCGTAGAACAGCGTCGAGGCAAACTCCTGGTTCATGCCTTCGATGTGCGCACGATCTTCCGAGAGACGAAATGCCGCGGTGTTGCCGTTCAAATCAGCCAATGCCTTGTCGACTTCGGCATACGCTTCGAGCATACCGGTCGCATCGGTCACTTGCACGGTACGCGATTTGCCAGGCTGCACGCCGCCGTACAGTTTGCGCCACGTTGGGGTGGGCAGACCGGTGCGAATGGTGGTGCGGTGGCCGGTCGGCAGGTTACCTTCAAGCCAGACCATGTCGTCCAAGATCTCGTTGGTCTGGTTCATGATCTCTGCGATCGTGTCGATCTTGCCCTGGGGGTCCAGACGCTTTGTCACGTCCAGCAGGGTTGGGTGGGTAGTTGCAAGGGTTGCCATTTAACTTCCTTTCATTTCATGTTGGGGAACATACGTTTGCTTTGGTCGGCTTCAGCGCCGCCGGCGTTACCGCCAACATGCGTGTCCTCGGCCATCGCTTTGCCAATGCGCGCAAACACTCGCACAAGCTCCGGGTGGTTTCCCATGCCGTATGAGTCGAGCGCTGATTTGAGCTCCGGCGTGCCGAACTTGTTGATCGCGTTTTGAGCATGCTTCACGCTGGGCGTGAAACTGTCGCCACCGATCTCCTTGTCCGATTTCATGTCGGATACCCACTTTGCAATCGTCTGGTTCCAGCTCTCCTGCTGCTGCTGTACGGACTTCTGCATCCGGTTGGCATATATGCTCGCCAGCTTCTGCGCTTGCTCGTTGTTCAGATTGAGCTCTCGCGCAATCGGATCAAACTCAGCTAGGGCTTCCTGGTCGAGCTCCATGCCATCGGGCAATTGAAACTCGTACTTTTCCGGTGGACCTTCGGGTTTCGCATCCTTGTTATCGGTCTGCTTGTCACCCGTATCTCCGGTGCCTGCATCAGTGGTATCGCCAGACGCTTGATCTGGTTTCGCCTGGTTCACGTTGCCCGTCGGCTCAGTGGTCAGTACGGAACCAGCACCAGCTGCGTCGCCACCTTGTGCCGTGTTTGCGGTGTTGTCCTGCACGGCGTTGGTATCTGCGTCAGCCATTGGTTCTGTCATCCTCTTTGGATTCGTTCATCATCACGACGTACTGGTCAGCAGCTGCTGCCATCACGTCCGCCAAAACAATGAGGCCGATGTTGCGCTGGCCTTCATTAAAAAACGTGGTGCTGTTTCCCGTAAACGATGTGCGAAACACACCAGCCCGGTCGAGCAAACGCCACACAAATCGGCGACCTTCGCGGGTGGACATCATCTTCTTCATGTCCGCCAGCTCGATGTCGCGCAAGCGCTCATCTTTGCGCTTGCGATCCTTGACCTGCGACTCTTCAGCCGCGTTGAAACTTTTGTCCTTGTCGCTCATTTCTTTGGCGGCTTCTTGCCGTAGCCCTTCTTCATGGCATCTCCTTTATCACGCGGGCGCGCCGCGCAGGTTGTTGATCATGTTGGTCAGCGCATTCTCATCAGTGACTTCTGTCTCGGAAAGGGTCTTCGCGCTTTGCGCGCCCTGCTGCGCCATTTGCATGGCCATCATCGAGTTCTGCTGCTGGGCACGCTGGGCTCGCACCTCTGCCACTTCGGCGTCGTCTTTGATGATCGACGGTGGCACGCCAAGCATTGAGCTGTACTCGTCAAGCGCTTGGTCAAAATCGATTTTGTCGAGCACCTGCGGGTTGGCTTGCGCCATCTGGCCGGCAAACTGCATCGTGCGCTCAATCGATGAGATGCCCACCATCTTCATGGCCTGGGCCATCACGCTGATGTACTCGACCGACAGATCTATGCCCTGCAGCTCTTTGGGCGGCGGCGGGATCATGCCGACCTTCATCATGATGTTAAATGCGCGATCAATCAGCGGGTCCAGCAGCTCATCGTTTAGACGCTCAAGCACGGGACCGAGCATCAAAAGCTTCTCTTCGTGGCGCTCTTGGATCTCGCGGGCGGTGATGTTGCTGCGCGAATCGTTGGCAATCATCAGGAACAAATCCTCGAAGAACGCACGGCGAATGCGGCCCTGGTTCTCCTGAATGTCCATCATCAGCTCGTTGATACGCGGGTTGATTTGGTAGGCAGGCGCAAATCCCTGGCCGCCTTGCTGCACATCCACGTAGGTCACATCCCCTGGCAGAAGGCTGGCGCGCTGGTTGCGCAGCGATGAAGGCGCCGTCATCGGTGGGTTGACTAGCTTGTCGATTGCCTGGGCCTTGCGTCGCTGCTCGAGCTGCAGCGCTTTGATGTCGCCTAACGCATCCATCGCTGGCGAATAGCCGTAGATGTCCTCGCCCGTCAGCGCCCAGCGAGGCGCCATCAGCGGGAAGTCATCAAAGCCAGACTCGCGCAGAAACTTGTCCTGGTTGTTGCCTGCCTCGTAGTAAACGCTACGAAAACGCTTGTACTTCGATGCTGGCCGGCGCTGGTCGTACTCTTGATTGGGCTCAACCACGTGGATCACATCGATCCAGGCGTCCTTGTTGCCGCGCTCGTAGAGGTTCTTGACTGTTTCCGATACTTGATCGATGCCGAACTGGCCCACCACCTGCGACACCGACATTTGAAACTCACGGTAGCACGTGTCGACATTGCCGCGGTACGACACGCCCAGCATGTAGCTGCCAATCGGATATGGGTAGCAGCGGATCACATCCTCTTGGTCCTCGAGCACCGCAAACGCATTGGTGCCAAAAACACCTAAGTCACCGTAGGTAATGGGCAGCGTGGTGTACAGATTGCTGCGCAGGAAGACTTCAGTCATGCGCGTGCGCACCAGGTCCAGCCACATCTTGACCGGCTTGAATTCGTTTAAGCCAGGATCGGGCGTGCGCAGCGAGAACCACGGGCGCGCAGGTGACGTGATGCCCGACATCATGCCGGAGGCCAGTGTGCGCACCGCCAGTGTTGCGGTGTTATCGACGATCTTGGAATTCTTGCGGTCGCCCCGGTTGCGATCGGTGACAACAAAACGGGATTGGCGCGGCAGGATGTAGTCAGACAGCTCTCGCCAGTGCTCGATAAACGACGATCGCTCGGTCTTTAATGAGCCGAGGCGGCGGTTAAACTGTTCGCGCTTTGTTTCCATCACTTCGTTCCCTTTGGCACGGAGTAGTAGCGGTTACCGTATTTCTTTACCTCAAACCCGCGTTCTTCCTCGCCCTTGACTGCTAAGTCCCAGGTCTTGTGTGACTTGCCTTTCAACAGCAGGTAGCTCTCGTCTGGCAAGCCGTACTTCTTCTTGTCCGCATCACTGGCCATCGTGACCGATCCCCAGTGGCCTTGGTTCTCGCCGCTGGCTGCTGGACCCATGCCAGCAGCCGTTGCGGTTTTGTAGTCATACCCAGAGCTCTCGGCATTGAATACCTGCTGCGCTGCTTGCGCTGGCGGCGCTGATCGCTGCATGCCAGGCAAACACACAATCAGCCACCCAGCACGGTCTTAGGTGCTGCAGTGGCTGCGGCCATACTGTCCTGGGTGTTAGCGTCCATTGCAGCCATGCGCCGGCGTTGCTCATCCTGCTCCGCGTTTACGTCTACCGCAGGCGTGGCTGCAGGCTGCGCAACAGGTGCTGGCACTGGTGCTGGCTGCGATCTGCTACGTCCAAAAAAACACATGTCATGCTCCTAGCAAAGTTTTTTGAGTCGTCGCCGCAGGCGCCTGCACGCCCATGCCGCTTGTCAGAATCGTTGATTGCTGACCCATGGCAGCTGCCTGACGGCGGCGCTCACGGTCCATAGAATCCTGAACAGCCTGCTCCTGCTCGACCGGCGCTACCGGTGGCGGAGGCGGAGGCGGTGGGGGTTTTGAGCTGCCACCAAAGCACATAGATCACCTCATGTGAATATCACAACGTGCACGGATTATCGCACCAATTTGCCCAGAATAATCAAGCGCTTTGCAGCGGATCGTATTCAGTCACCGCTGCTGCCATCTGCCCCAGACTCGGATGAATGTGCGCCAGGCTCGGCGACACCGGGTAAGCAAAGGTCAATGCCAGTGCGTCAGCCTTGTCCGGGCTTCGCCCAATCAAATCCTTGATGTCGTCCTTGTCGCACAATCTGAACTTGTCGCCCTGGAAAGTGTAGGTGGCCGCGATCAGCTCCTCGGCCAGCTCCCTATCCCGCGGCAGCGCACCGCCATCCTTGATCCACTTGGCCATCTCAAACCACATCTCGCTTCGCTTGTTGAAGTACCGGCCATCGAGCGGCTTGCCGCTGAAGTACACCTCGATCGGCGTCTTGTTGATCTGGCGCAGCGCATCCACGACCCCAACGCCATAGCCGCCGGTCGAGTCAACAAACACAGCGTCCGGCTTCCACTTGTCCATCGACAGGGCCACCTGCTGGGCGACCAACATGGTGTCCGGGATGCGCAAAAGGCGTGGCTTAAATGCCACTCTGCCCTGGCGCGGGTAGATCACCGAGCTGTCGTCGCCCTGCCTAGCCACGTCCACGCCCAGGATCTTGGCGGCAAACTCGTACTGTGTCACATCGTAGTGGCGCGACATAGCGCGCTCGACGTCCTCGGGTCCAATCAGCGCATTGGCCGAGCTCGACGGGAACACGCCGCGCACACGCACGCGCACAAAGTCGGAGTCCTCGCCGTAATCGTCGACCCACTTCTGCAGCTGGGCCTTGTTCGTCATGGCCACGGTGCGGCTATCGATCTGCCGGGTGATCCACCGGTGGCGAAAGCGCCCAAAGCATTCACGAAACCGCCCGGTGTTTAAGGTCGGGTTACCAAAGCAGCACCAGATGATCTCGGTGTTGGCGTCAGTCAGCGCACCCTCCGAGACTTCCCAGATCAGGTCAGGGATGGCGGACGCCTCATCGAACACCAGCAAGATGCGCTTGCCCTTGTTGTGCAAGCCGGCAAACGCTTCGGTGTTGCGCTCGGACCAGGCCACCATGTCGATGCGCCAGGTCTTCTCGTGCGCTGGATCCTTGGAAAACAGCGCCGTGGCGGTCAGCTCAAACCAGTGGCGCACCAGGCAGATGCGGTGCCACTTGGCCAGCTCCGCCCAGGTTTTGGTTTTGAGCTGGTTCTCGGTGTTGGCAGTCACCACGCCCTTGGTGTCCTCGTGGGTGGCGATCGCCCACAAGATCAGCCAGGACACCAGCGCTGACTTGCCGATGCCGTGGCCAGACGCAATCGCCAGCTGGATCGCCTCATCAGCCGACATGCCGGCCTGCAGCCGCTTGCCGATCTCAATCAGTGCATCACGCTGCCACTCGTCAGGTCCATCAAAGCCGACCAGCTCGCCCTGGCCCCACTCAAACGCAGCCAGCACAAACCCGAGCGGGTTGTGCGTGAACCCGGCAATGAAGTCGATCAGCTCGTGCTGAACGTCAGTAGACACGTTCGCGTGCCTGCTTGAGCTTCTCTGCCAGCACCAACTCAATCGCGCCGGATACCTCGGCCTTCATCTCACGCGGTAGCACCTTGCCCACCAGGGACATGAACGCCGTCGGGTTAGCCTCGGCCTGCTCGGCCAAGTACTGCTGGCCGCCGACTTGTTCCAGCGCGCCCAGTACCATAGCCTTCACATCGCCGTTAACTTTGTTCGGCTTTCCCTTCGGTCGGCCTCCGCCCTTGCGTAGGTTTGCCTCCGATCGATCGCGGCCTGTCAATTCTTCAGTTGCCATGTCGGTAAGTATCGGTAATTTTCTGATCATGATGCGATTCTCTCACCATGCAAGGCAATTGTGATCTCGACCTTTCCGCCTGGCTCGGGATCCTGCCAGACCAAATGCAAGCTGCGCACCTGGTGATCATCCTGCCACACTCGCGCTCGAGTCAGACTGTCGGCCAAAACCTTCCAGGCATTATCCAAATCGCGTCGGCGATTGTCTGGCGGATACAGCCGGCACTCGACTATAACGGGCACATCCAGGTTAACCATCTTGCCCTGCTGCATGACGGCGTACTGCACGTCGCGATAGAACCCTTTGGCCTTCTCGCCCAGATAAGTCCTGCCTTGCCCTTTGCGCCACATCGTGTTGCCCGAAGGTGGGTACGGTAAGGTGAGGTTGATCATCGCTTCCCCTTGACCATCATGGTGCTTTGGATGGTTGCGTCAATGCAGGTGCCTTCCATCTGCGTAATCACCTCGTTCAATGCTGTTGCCATGTTGTGCATTTTTTGCTTTTGCTCAACCAGGACTTCCTGGCACAGCGCCTCGCTCGTGAAGTAGCGCGTCTGCTGCATGAACTCGCAATTGCCAGCGATGCACAAGAAAAGCACCGGGATAAAAATTGTCATTTTTGCTCTCCTTTTTTAAGCCTGTCCCAGGGGTGTCCCATACTGTCCCACCTTATATAAGGTGGTGGGACATGGGACACTGACCGTCCCAAGGTGTCCCAGATCGTTTTGGGACAAAACTACCGCACGTTTGCTACGTTTTACGGTTAGTGTCCACTCTTGTCCCAGCAAGTCTGGGACAGTCCAATCACAAGGTGTCCCAGGCGTTTCTGGGACACTTTTCTTACAAAATCCTGACAAAACACTTGTCACTTTGATCTCTTCCAAACAGGTTTGCCGTGCCCCAAAATCTCGTGCCCGGCGCGCGAGAGCTCATCCAATCCAGCCTGCGTGATGCCCTGCTCGCCTATAAATCCCAAGCGCTTCAATGCGCCCATGACGCGCCCAGCAGTGGACTTCGATACCATCAGCGGATCCTCCAGCTGGCGAGCCGTGTGCCACTTCTGGTCAAGGATCTTCAACACGTCGATGGCCGTGATCTGGGTGCCGTCGGTGCGCTTGGCCAGCTGCGAATGGATCATGTCGCCGGCCACGTCCAGCACCGCGGAGGTCACCGGGTTGCCGTCTTCATCCAACAAACCGGGCAGCTCGACGCCCTTTAACTTCAGCATCATCTCGGGCGGAATCTCGGCGTCTTTCATCTTTGTAAAGCGCACCCGGACCAGGCCCGAGTCATCCCGCGAGACTTCGCACTCCGCGTCCACCGCGGCTTTTAATGCCGAGGATCCGCGCGCCCGCTCCATGTTGTGCCCGGCGTGATGGACGGTCGCCACGCAGCAGCCAAACGGCCGGCGCAGCCATTTGTCCAGGTGGGAGATGAAGACCGACATGTCTTCAGTGGAGTTTTCGTCGCCGGCGCCAAAGTTACGGGCCAAGGTATCGATGCAAATGAAGGCCGGTGCCTGACCACTGGCGTCGCACGTGCGTGCGATCTGCTCATACACCGCGCGGATGCTGTCCTCATCAAGCGCCGCCATGGCGCCGCCCGACTTGAACAGTGTCCCTGGGACAATCGGGACACCGTGGGACACTTCCCAGGCTTTGAATCGCCTGGCCAGACCGTTGTGGCCTTCGCCGGCGATATAGAACACCGGCCCCTGCTTGACCTGGCGCTCAAAGAACGCGTTGCCGGTGGCAATTGCGCAAGCAATGTCGACTGCAAAAAAAGATTTGCCGCCGCCCGGTTGCCCGTAGATCAGCGCCAGGGAATCCGCCTCAAACGCATCGCGCACCAGCCAGTCAATGGGCTTAATGTCAGCGATCAAATCTGACACATCAAAAAATGGGAAGTTGCCGGGATTGTCGTTACTGGATTGATCTACATCAAACGCATCGACTGTATTGTTGACAATGTCATCAACAGTAGCGCCCGCTTCGATCCAGTCGGCCAAGTCTTTACCTGACGTAGGATTGACGACTCTGACGCTGCGCGCCTTGTCTCGCAGGGTACTAATTACCCATTCAGCGTGACGCCCGCCAGGCTCGTCCTGGTCCGGCACGACCACGACATCTGCGCCCCGCAAGAGTTCCCCGAACTCCGGCAGCCACTTGTTGCCGGACCCGTTGTCCGCACCCATCGCATTGCAGGTCGCAACCAGACCCAAGGACCGCGCTACCTCAACGTCCTTCTCGCCCTCGCAGACATAAACCGTTTTGCCCTCTGCGATGGCGGCAAGAACTTCGGGTAGCCGATACAGCACCCGGCGCACACCCTTGATTGACCAGGTCCACCCGCTGCCATTGATTGGTGCGCGCTGCCTAAAATCCTTCGGCACATACCTCAGTGCCTGGTAGAGCAGCTGGCCATGCTCGTCGGTGTAGCTGTACTCGGCAATGACCTGGCCTTTTCCTTGCCCCAGATTGATTTGCACCGGTAATGGATCCGGTGAAATGACTGTTTTAGGTGTGTTCCAAAGACCGCGCGCCTTGAGTTCTGCCACCACGTCCGCCTGTGCGCAGCCTGCATGACAGTGGACTAGAAGCTTGCCGTTGGACTCTTCTTTGATAGATAGCGACGCGCGCTGGTCTTCGTGCGCTGGACAGCGGCACGACCAGTTGTCGCCAGATTTTGATGCGCCGCCTAGATGGCGTGCTATAGATTCCGAAGTTAACTGCATCCCCGTCCCATTGTTGTTTTTTTGCCCTGTCCTTAAAGATGCCAGCGCCGATATTCGGGACAGGGGAGTCGATGAAACCCTCGTTAGCTAGACAAGGGCATCGGCGCTGGCGGTTAGATTATCGCACCGTGTTGGGTTATTCTCATCAACTAGGCCGAGGCAATCCGGCCAGCGTTTGTGCGTCCAGCACCACACCACGCTTGGCCGCTTGCGCAATCAAGCTGCCCCAATGTCGCTGCGGAATCCGGCCACCCGTACCACCTAATGGCGCCGGCGTACACCAGCGAGACACCGCTGACGGACTCACGCCCACCAATCGCGCCACTGCCCGACAACCGCCCAATCGCATCACCACCGACATTGCGGGCTGCGCATCGTGTTTTGTTTTACTCATCGCTTATCTCAAAAAAAACCAACACTTACAGATTCAATAAAATCCTTCGCCCCTTCAATACTTTGTTGCCCACAAGAATGATTATAACTGCCGTTGACTCCATGTTGCGTTTGCCTCAATATCTAGAGCCCAATCCCGATATAAGCTCAATGGGCAATTCCTCCGCCGTTAACAAAGCCTGGTTCCAAGAACAGCTCGCGCGCATTGGTCTATCGCAGCGCCAGCTCGCCAAGCGCATTGACTTGGACCCTGCAGCCATCAGTTACATGTTCGCTGGCAAGCGAGCCATGTCTATGGACGAAGCCAAGGCCATTGCCGGTCAATTGCTCTTACCTGTCACCGAAGTCATGCGCCAGGCCGGCATCGAGGTCTTGGACGACGTGCGCAAAGTGCCGATTGCCGGCTACATCGGCCCAGGATCGATCGTCACCCTGCTGCCCAAAGGCACCCACGACACCGCCATCGCCCCGCCCGACGTGCCCTCGGGCTCGTTTGCCATCCAGGTGCGCATGGTCCAAACCACCTTCGACGGCTGGTTATACTTCGTCTCAGGCGTACAAGAGCCCCCAGACCAATCCATGGACCGACTCTGCTTGGTCGCCGTGGAAGACGGCCGGCTGCTGCAAGGCATCGTGCGCCGCGGCTACAAGCGCGAGCTCTACAACCTGGTGCTCTCACCTGATAGCGGCCCGGTACTGGAAAACCAGAAGATTGCCTGGGCCGCACGGGTCCTGTGGATTCAGCCGCTGTAACATATTGATAATTGGTGAATATTTTTCACGTATTGTTTTCGTTTGAGTGTTGAGATTTCCTCAACGTTGGGGCAGAATCTCAATCACTGGCACTGCGCCAGCAACTGAAACCAACTGGAGAACTGAACATGCTCGAACTCATTCACCACGACGGCGACATCTGGGCTGTTATCGGCCACGGCGTTGTCCGCGACGACGGCTTGCAGTACTGCCACCTCGCCAGCACCACCCGCTTCGTTCAACAGCGCAATGGCCAGCGCGCCGTACAGATCGCCGACTGGATCAATCCATCAGACATCGAGCTTGAATTTGCTAACTAACAGGAGAACTGACCATGTCACTCGCACTCGCAACCCAAACCACCACCACCATCGAAGAGCTGGTCGATCAATTCATCGGCGCCAAGGCAGCTGAAGCTGCTGCGACCAAGCGCCGCGTTGCCATCGAGGAGCAGATGATCGCGCTGCTTGGCAAGCGCGACGAAGGTGCTGAGACGCACGAGCTCGCCAACGGATTCAAGCTCACCATCACTGGCAAGCAAACCTACACCGCCGACATGGCTGCGCTGCAAGACATTTGCGCGAAGCTCCCGCAGGAATTTCGCCCCATTAAAACCAAGGTCGAGCTCGATCAGACCGGCGCCAAGTACCTGCGCGCCAACGAGCCGGCAATCTGGGCCAAGCTCGCCAAGGCAATTACCGTCAAGGCTGCCAAAACCAGCGTCGAGGTGAAAGCATGAGCGCGCACACACCGGGACCCTGGAAGGTCCGCGAGGACTACGCCGGAGCAATGTCTGTAGTGTCATACGATTCGTTCTTGGCGCGTGTCGGCCCCCCAAATACCGAACAGGCAGTAGGCAACGCTCAACTGATGGCCGCTGCGCCTGATCTGTTGAAAGCACTGGAAATGGTGATGAATGACGCCGCTCTCCTTCGAGTCAGATCTGACCTGTACACAATCGACGGCGGCACACTTGCAACAGTGGCTGCCGCCATCGCCAAAGCAACGTGGGACGAAACATGAACCGCTTGCAAGTCCTCACGATGGTGGTCTACGCAACTGCCATCGTCGTCGGCCTGCTGGATCTGCTGGTCTGGCGCCCTTAAACCTAGCTGAAAGCAAACCATGGCATTCAATCTGAACTCAATCAAACGCTCAACTGGCATCAAAGCCCCTCGCGTGATGATCTATGGACCACACGGCCTGGGCAAAACCACCTTCGGCGCCGGCGCACCGAACCCGATTTTCATCATCACCGAGGATGGCCTGGGCCGCCTCGAGGTCGATCACTTCCCCCTAGCCACGGCTTTTCAGGAAGTGCTTGATGCGATTGGCACACTGTATTCTGATGATCACAATTTCGGTACCGTCGTCATCGACTCGCTCGACTGGCTCGACAACCTCATCTGGTCTGACATTCACGCCACGCACCAGGAGAAAGATCTTGCCTACGGCAAGGGTGCGGTGATCGCCGCTGGCTACTGGCGCCAGATCTTAGAAGGCTTAAACGCGCTGCGTGACGAGCGCGGCATGGCCGTGGTCTTAATCGCCCACACCGAGATCAAACGCTTTGACTCGCCTGAGACGGAGCCCTATGACCGCTACCGCCCCAAGCTCCAGGAGCGCAGCAGCGCGCTGATTCAAGAGTGGTGCGACGCCGTGCTCTTTTGCAACTACCGCGTCATCACCAAAGAAACTGAGGTCGGCTTCAACAAGGAAGTGCGCCGCGGTGTGACCACCGGCGAGCGCCTGATGTACACGACCGAGAAACCCGCCTACCTGGCCAAGAACCGCTACGGCCTGCCCGATTCCCTCCCGCTGTCTTGGGAGAGCTTTGCAACATCCATCGCCAACTGAAAGGAAATTGAACCATGGCACAACTGAACTTCGATGCAAACAACGTCGAGCCCGCAGACACCTTTGATGTTCTGCCCAAGGGCAAGTATCTCTGCATGGCTGTCGCCTCTGAAATCAAGCCCACCAAGAACGGCACGGGCGAGTACCTGGAGATTACCTTCGAGGTGCTCGATGGCCAGGGCAAGAGTCGCAAGATCTGGGAGCGCTTGAACATTCGCAATGCCAACAAGAAGGCAGAAGAGATCAGCCAGCGCCAGCTGTCTGCTCTGTGCCGCGCAGTCGGCGTGCTGAACCTGCAAGACAGCAACCAGCTGCACAACCTGCCGGTGGTGCTTGACATCGACATCGAGCAGCGCGAAGGCTACGGCCCGCAAAACCGCGTCAAGGGTTACAGCCCTAGCAGCAACAGCGCGCCGGTACCAAGTAGCCCTGCCCTGCGCCAGTCGGCACCGGCCCCAACCCCGCAGGCAGCACCCGCTGCATCGGCGCCGCCCGTGTGGAAAACCAGAAAGGCCGCGGCCTAGTCAATCACGGGGGAAAGCGGATGCTGATGGCGCATGTAGGTAATGACCGGAGGGCAACCGTCCGGGGCCAAGGTGCAGCGAGTACCCCACCTTCAACTGAGAGCTGAACATGAGACTACCTGAACCTGTTCACACCCACACTACGGCAGACGCAATCGTGCAGTGGTGGGACAAGCAACCTGACGAGCCGCGCCCACACTTGGGCGCAAGTGAGATTGGCCGGCCGTGCGACCGCGCTATCTGGTACAGCTTCCGCTGGGCCACGAAGAAGAAATTCCCAGGCCGCATCAAGCGCCTGTTCGATCGCGGCAACCGTGAAGAAGAAGTCTTCATGCGCGAGCTCAAGGGGATCGGTGCCGAGGTTTATGACCGCGACCCGGTGACCGGCTTGCAGCACCGCTTTGAGGCGATCGATGGCCACTTCGGCGGCAGCTGTGACGGCGTCGCACGCAACCTGCCCGAGGCGCCTAAGAGCTGGTGCATTGTGGAATTCAAAACCCACGGCAACAAGTCATTCACCGACCTGGTGGCCAAGGGCGTTGAAGAATCCAAGCCCGAGCACTACGCACAGATGCAGGTCTACATGGGATTAGCTGAGCTCGAGCGCGCTTTGTACCTGGCGGTGAACAAAGACACCGACGAGCTGCACAGTGAATGGATCCACTTCGACAAGGCTGCATTCGCAGCGCTGCTTGAGCGTGCCGAGAAGATCATCCGCGCCGACGAGCCGCCGCCAGGCATCAGCACCGACCCGGCTTGGTGGCAGTGCAAGATGTGCGACCACCAGAATGTATGCCACGGCGAGTTTGCTGCGATAAAAAACTGCCGCACCTGCGTGCATGCAAGCCCAGCACACGACGCACTGTGGCATTGCGCAGCACACAAGCGCAACCTGTCCGTGGCCGAGCAGCGTATCGGCTGCCGGTCCCACTTGGTGCTGCCACCGCTGGTGGCTTATGCCGAGGCGATCGACGCGGGCCCTGACTTCATCAAGTACCAGCACAAAGACGACGGGACCATCTTTGCCAACTGCACCGAGGACGCAGACAAGAGCGAAGAAAACATGGGCACCGACATTGTGGCTTGCTTTGACAGCGCCGAGCTGCAGCACGTGCCGCGCTCACAACTGTCGGACAAATTTACTTTAGAGATCCGAGAAACTTTTGGCGCGCGCATGGTGGGTGGCGAGAAATTGGAGAGCGCATGACATCCGCAGAAAAACTTGTGTTGGTTTTTTACTCCATCGTCGCCGTGTGCTCGATTACCGCATTCGTCGTGGTGCTATC